TCTTGTTTCATCATCGCTATTAAATATAATATTTCTATTTGTTGGATTATCTCTATTTGTCATATTATAAACCTCCCCATTTATTTAACGGACACTTGCTTTCAGGAAGCAAAGTTTTAATTTTCATAAAACAACCGCATTCTAAGCATGTTGCCGTTCCTTTATAAAATCTTGGACATCCTTTACAGATGTTTAATCTAAGTAAAGATATTTCTTGCATTTTTTTAATTTTATTCATAATTAATTTGGTGTATACTCAAATGAGTCAATTAGGGAACTTTGATTTAATGTTGCTGGTCCAACTATCATACCATGACGATTAGCTGGCACTGGTGTCCCAGCGGGAGCTGTATAGCTAGCAACAGCTCCACCAGTATTCATAGCTGCTGTAATTATTGCAGAACTTGCTTGCGTGTTAGCTTGAACATATGCAACATAATCAGTATTAGTCAATGTGTTAGCAACTTCCGTTGTTGCAACAACTGTAACAGTTCCAGCACTTTTCTTAATAGTTTTTAATTGATGACGATACCATGTTGATGCAGATCCACCATACTGTGTATAGCATGTACCGCCACTCAAGCTGTACCCAGGATAGGCGTTACAGTTATATGCGGCAGGTTGAACATAATAACTAGCTGCATAAGAATATACCCAGCAGCAGTTGAAGCAACCCCAACCAAATGGGTTTCCACCACCTGGGCAAGTAGTGACACCATACGGTCCACCGCCAGCTGGCTGGTTAATTTGGCAAGTTGAACCATAAAGAGTTCCACCACTTGGGCAACTATATGGAGCTGCGGCAAACGATGTTTTTTCTGTATATGCCCCCCACCAATTAGATGCATCCGTCACCCAATAAGAAACACCAGTTCCAGCGGTGGTTGAAGTAGTATTTACAGATTTAACTACAGCGGTTGGTGTATTTGCATCAATCGTTGCAACTGGATAGGAAGACGCTGCGGTTGTTGAATATGCTCTGTTGGTTGAAATACCCCATGTTCCCGAAGTAGGAACCCACTTGCCACTTGATTGTGGAAGAGCACTTGCAGAGTCGGTTGTAGTAAATGTATCAATAAAAGCAGCCAGTTTCAACAAAATACCAGCACCAAACGCACGAACACCACCAGATCCAAATTTATTAAAAAATCCCATTTGAATTCTCCTTAGGCATACTTGGCAAAAGTTCCCATAACTGAATAAGTTGGAGTTGCTGCTGTTTTAGCAACAGTAATAGTATATACATCAATTGAGTTAGCGTTGCCAGCAGATGGAGCTGCACCACCAAGCCATTTAACTGTTGCTGCAGCGCCATCAACTTGATAAGCAGTAGCATAATAACCCGTTGCCCCATTTGTAGACATAAAGTTAATTGTTAAAGTATCACCAACAGCTAATAAACTATTCATTGTAGTAGTAGCATTTCCTCTAATATTTAAAGTAAAGTTTGCTGTTGCATTTGCTGTATAGTAAAGCATAGCATTTGTTAAAAAATCTAAAGTTATTGTTCCAGTTGCTGCAGTAGCAGAAATAGCCATTGGTTCAATCACGGCTTTGCTGTATAACACATTCGTTACAGTTGCATTAGATGTACTCACATTTGCCATACCAGATAATGCAGTTACAGTTGAGCCAAGAGTTAATGCTGTTGAACCTAATGTTACTGCAGCATTAGCGAGTTTTGCATTAGTAATAGTTGCTGTAGCAATTTCAGTACTAGTAATAGTATTTGCTGTAATTTGTGTATTTGTAATAGCTGCGTTAGCAATCTTACCTGTTGTTACCGAAAAATCATTAATCTTTGCGGTAGTAACTGCAAGGTTAGCTAATGAACTGGTTGTAACAGATCCAGCTGTATACGCACCAGTCTGTAAAGCCCATTGAGAACCGTTGTAAATCCATGTTCTACCCCCAGATGTAAAGACCTGGCTGGAAGTTGGTGAGTTTGGGAAGTCTATTGCCATATGGACTAATTATACCTCAATTTTTAATGCATGTCTAATTCTTTATTTTATAAGCAAATATTAGCCAGTAAAGATTCTTATAAATCAATACGGGACAATAGATCAACTGACCCAAATGAGCCAGTAGGAAATGTATTGAACGACAAACTTATGCGAGATTCAGATTCTACAGGTGGAACACTATGCCAAAGGTGAGAGGGGAAAACAAACAATTCAGTTGCTTTTACTGGTAGCCACCAATCTTCGGAATTATACTTATTCCAATCAGTTGCCTCAAAAAAGAAAGATTCCTTGTCGGCATTTTTTGTAAAGTTAATTCTGTCTTCTTCGCCTGTTTCAATATATAAAACACCACTTAAAACGCTATTTGGATGACGGTGCGAATGGTGTGAATCACCCTTTACGCTTTTATTTAGCCAAGATTGTGTAATTCTCAACCCCACCTCCTTATGCCTTAATATCTCTGATGCAAACTGGCTCACTGAGTCAACACAAAATTTTTGTAATGAACCTAACACATCTTGTCTAAGTGCATAATTATCTTTTGATTTTTTGTTTGCACCATTTGATGTTGTTGATTTCAATAGCAGATCTATACATGATTTTTCTTCACTTGTTATGTTTCTCCCCAAGTCAAATACACTGACAGGGGTTGGGAATAACTCAAATGTTTTCATTGTCAAATTATGTTGCATAAAGACTCAAACAATTTCATGGCGGGTTCAAAACTTGGTGCATCTTTCATCTCCTTAACAATATCAGCAAAACCATCCTTATTCTTTGTTGGGTTGCGAATATCGTCTAGAGAATCAAATTCATTTACTTTGATGTCCAAGCCATAGTGATTTGCAACATATTCAATGCAATAAAGTGGTTCACTAATCAACTGCTCAAAGGGAATAATCACCACATTAGATTCAGCACACTTGGAATAATAGGCACAGTACCACTCTAATACTTTTTCTGCCCTATTGGTTCGCTTATCACCCAAGAAAGTTATCCAACTTGGAACACACTCCAAAGGATTACGAATAGAAACAACAACATTTTCTTCAATACCCAGCGGCTCAATTCTATGATCTAGCCATTCGCAATCAGTTAAATATAAAAAGAAATGGTTTCCTGATCGTGGAAACGAGCCAAACTTTAACGAACCCATTGCTGTTGGGCTTCATTCCAACTCCAATAACCATCTTCTTCAGGTTTTGGAATTGGGGGTTGCCAATCGTAATTAGCATCTATTGCCCAAGACGGATAAGGCTGAGGTTGCGTAAAAAAATCACCATCAACTATGTAAAAAGAGCCCACACTGCAAAATTTACGGTAAGAACCGTCATGGCTAAACTGCAACCAATCTCTACCTAAACCAAGTGAAGCAATAAATCCTTTGCCAATAGATTCCGATTCGGGAAAGTTCCCACCACCACAATCATCATCTGCTACAACAATAGTTTGGATAACTTTATTGTTTTCGTCAAGTTGAGCGAAAAAAGCCATTATGCCAACCACCTTACATAAACGATTCCTGAGCCGCCGCTTCCAGCATTACCTGTAGTCAAGTTAGGCTGACCTGCTCCACCTGCTCCACCACCACCTGATGCAGTATTTCCAGCAGCACTTCCAGCAGTACCATTTTGCGTTGCGTTTCCACCAATACCTGAGCCACCAATACCTGATTCTGCGTTGCCGCCGCCAGCACCCTTAAACAAACTTGCTCCACCAATAAAAGTATTTACCTGTGTTCCAGTAGCACCTGTCGCACTTCTACCTCCAGGGTTAGAACCGTTAGTACCACCAACAGCGTTGGTTGTTGCAAATCCAGTTATAGACGAAGTTCCACCCTGACCAGCAGGATAATAGTTTGTTGGAGCGCTTGCAGGATTGTTTGAACCAGTACCAACATTAACGGTGTATGTACCTACTGCTAATTCAAGAGTTGCATCAGCCATAGCACCCTTTGAACCACCACCACCAAATGCGTTGTAGCCGTTTCCACCCCAACCTGCTCCACCACCACCAAAAGATTTTATTTCAAATGTACCAGCACTAAGAACGGTCAAAATGCCCGTACTTCTAAATTCCAAATAATTATAGCCAAGACCAGTTGAGGCTACAGCAGCAAAACCACCTGAAGCATTGGGACCTACAGTACCACCACGCCAAAAATCATTAGCTTGACCAGTATTACCACGCTGACTGCGTGGTGCAAGTGAACCACCACCAACTGCTTTCCCACCTGATGTTATGCGATCAAATCTTGCCATCAGACCACCTACGAAATTCTATTTACATATCCAGTAATAGAAATAACTGCTGTTGTAGCGGCAAATGCTCTTACGGTATACGGTGTTGCTTTACCTGTAATAATTAAACCTGGAGTAATCAAATATAATCCGTTAGCCGCTTTTACAGAGTATTTAATATTACTAGTGGTTGCTCCATCACCCCATTCAAGTGTAAGGACAACATCTGAAGCAGAAGTATTTGTTGCATATACCCAAATTTCATCAAGCACACCTACAGTAGTTGAACAAGTATGTATTAAGTTTCCAGCGGTTGCAGTTTGTGTAACAGAAATTGGTAAACCACCTGTTCCCGCTGACGCTGAAAGTAATGTTTTGCTAAATGTTGCCATAAATCTCCTTTATCCAAAAATCCGTGTGCCAAGTATAAGTTGGTCATTCTCACCAGGAGTACCCCATGACAAACCACTTGTCGCAGCTGAGTTAGCAACCAACACTTGACCGTCAGTTCCTACCCCTAATCTTATCACAGTATTGGCTGCTGAGCCAGCGAGCACATCACCTTTAGTTGTTACTGTGCCAACCAAAATAGGTGCTGTTGCTGACCATGCAAGACCAGTTACCGCAGATGAGTTTGCCAACAAAGTAGTACCATCAGTACCCACGCCAAGTCTTGTTGCTGTGTTATCAGCAGTAGCCGCTAAAATATCACCTTTAGCATCATACTGAAGCATTGAGTTGTATGCAGCGGCTCCAACTTCAACCCAAAACGAATCATAATAAATATATGTTGTGCCAACTGTTGTGTCATACCAGAATTGACCAGTAGACGGGGATGTAGGAGCTGTATCTGAGGTTGTTACAGTTGCAGAAGAACCACCAACACCACCAATTTCAACCCATTGATTAGATGTGCCATCTGTGTAATAAACAAACATTTGACCACTATCTTGGTTATACCAGAATGTTCCATTATCTGGACCAGACGGTGTTGATGAAGAAACTGTTGCTGCACCGCCTAAGCTCTTATAAGCACTTCCATCATTTGTATATTCCCATTTGTCAGATGTTTCATTCCAGCGAAGCGCTGTTGTTGCAGAATTACCACGAAGTACTTCAATACCAGCATTTTCAGTTGGTGTTCCTGATGTAAAATCAGCATTAAGAGTTACTAAATTATCAGATACCGCTAATTGCGTTGTATTGATAGTCGTGGTTGTTCCATTAACTGTTAAGTGTCCAGAAACAACAAGGTTATTTGAAACGGTAACATTGGCAGGCAAACTTAATGTTACTGCACCAGTTGATGAAGAAACCGAAATAGCATTTGAAGTTCCAGTTAAAGTCAAAACAGCGGCATTGGCATCAAGTTTTGCAGCCGTAACTGCAGCATTAGCAAGATTGCTGGTTACTACTTGATTATCATATAGGATATCACTACTGACTAATTCAGGCATATTCTACTCCGCTTAAATTAAATGTGCAGTTTGTTGACGACTGCGAAACATAGATCTTGCTATTAGCAGGGACAACAATTGCCGTATTGTAGTACAAAACATTGTTAGCATGAACTGTTGCATTACTAATAACTTTATTATTAGCAGCTGCTGTTGCAGCCCCTACTAAAAGATGGATTGAACATACATCATCAGAAGATGTTGTGTTACAAATATTGATAGATTTAATAATTGTATAATTACCAGAAACATTGGCAGTTGTATAAATATTACCGCTACTTGCGTTTCCAATGTAAAGACTTTTTGGTGTCAAACTAGCCATTTACGCCTCCATCCACATTAAAACTTCATTATCATAAGTTGTTGTATTCATATCCTGTATAACAGCAGCATCAAGAACATGATCAACAAAAGCACCGCCAGAATGAGCAACAGCTGGAGATCCATCGTAACCTCTTGTGTCAACAGCAAGTGTGTTAGTTGATCTTGATGAAATCAAAACCTTTTCTTCGGTTGAAAGACCACGATCAATAACAATAACAAATGGGTTAACTCCAGTAGGGTATGTGGAACCATCTGTGACCGTAATAGAGGTAGCAGTGTTAGATATAGAACTACTTAGATTTGTCCTAAGAACCGAACCACTAAATTCCCTTCTCAACATAGCCCCCTTAGTCAATACTTACAGAAAGACTGCCTGTTGCAATTCTTAATGTGTCACCCGCATCTGTAGTTTTGTTAACTGTTAGACTACCGTACAACAGCATATTGCCAGATGTAATTGCGTCAAAAATACCAATTGCTACCGTTGTAGCCGCAGGCATCCCTGCAAAGTCAATGTTTGCACTATTTGTTGTAGCACCAGAAGATGCAGCGCCAAAAGCTGCTACTTGACGAGCATACGAGCCGCCAGTCACTTCTGTTCCGCCAGCAGCTTCGCCTGGAGTAACAGTGAAAAGACCAACATAAACATTCGTTGGTTTTGTATATGTTGTTGTGCCAAGAAAGTGATCAATCAATTTACTTTCAAGATAGTTTGTTAGATTCCCTGCCACTGTTAATCCTCCAGATTATTATAATACATTTCCTTTTCTTCGTCATTAGGCAACCTAAAGTTATCTAAGGATAAAAGGTGTTTAGCCTCATCCACTGGAACTTCTGCCATCTTGTTTTGTTGAGAAAAATGAAATCCAGAGCCAGTTGCGTAACCTGCTCCACTTTCAAAGACAACCAACACTGTTTCATCAACAGTAATAGTTTCTTCAGTAATAACTTTCTTAGGCGCAGCTTTTTTGGCAACAGCCTTCTTTGGTTCGTTAATTTTTTCTGTTGTTACACTATTCTTTTTTTCAGTCATGTTATCAATCCTATCATTCATCTCCATATAAATCAATTGACTTCCTATGGATAATTTTGTTTCAATATAGATAAAAGGCGGGGCTTGAATTAGCCCCGCCCAATATCTACTTTAATTATTTAAATTAGAGTGTGCGCAACTTAACATTCTTACCGATTACATATGAATCAGCATTTTCAATGTTGTTTGCTACTCTCATGTACTGTGTGTACTCAATTGTGTCAGTCTTTGGCTTGAACTGGCGGTACACTGTGATGTCACGGTGAATACCAATCACACGGTTATTAGGGAATGTGAGTTCCACATGAGCGTGCGAGCCTGCTGCAGCTGAGTAGTCACCAGTTGCAGTTTCTGGTGTCAAAGGTACTTCAATCAAAGGAATACCGAATGGTGCAAGACCAGTTGCACCAGGACCGCCATTCGCTCTCATTGAGCCCTGCAAGAATGCCATTTCACCAGCAGTTGACATTGGAGCAGGTGCGCCTGCTGTTGCTTCAGTTGCTGAGTTTGGATTACCCAAACTGTAAATTGAGTCCTGAACAACGCCTGGACCTGTGAAGAATCTCAGTTCATTACGGCGCTGCAAGTACTTGCTTGGCATGTTGCGAAGAATCTTGTCATAAACCGAGCGGGAAACATTGTTTCCTGCGAAGTCCACAACACGACCCGAAGCTTTTGCCAATTTAACAAAACCATCCAAAGCCTTAAGAAGACCATTGTTTGAAGATGTGTTACCGTTAATGAAAAGATCGTCCATATCGTTTGCAGTCTGGCGAGCCATGACTTGTGCAATATGATCTTCCAACGATGCACCCTCAATGTTATCTTCCAAAGATTCTGTTGAAATATTCCAGTCAAGACGAAGCTTTACAGTTGAAAGCGAAACCTTGCTGAATGTGACAGCTGCATTTGCGCCATCATCTGTTGCTTCTGTTGCCTTCTGCAAAAGACGGGTACCAACCGATACCTTGTCAATGTCCATCTGCGGTGTGCGCATACGAACAACTCTTGCGTTCTGCATCAGAACTGATTGATCAACAACGAAGTCAAGGAAGCGATTTGCTTGCTCTGGGTAGAGAAGTCCACCACCACCGCTGACTGGGCTGCTGTTTGAAACTACCGTAGTAGTTACTTCATTGGCTTTTGCCAAAATTTCTTCTTGTGTTGCCATAGTAGTTTTCCTCCTTACCTTATGACCTATAACCTAGGGAGTTAATTAACTCCTGTGGCAAATATGTATTCTTCCAGAATGAAATAGGTGCAGACTTAACAAGTGCTTCCTCTGCTACTTCTTCATCATCTTCTGGATCTACGCTCTTTTTTACAGCACCAGCTGCGGCAAATGCCTCAACTTTTTCTGTTTGCTCAGCGAGAGCCAACTCTGCTGTTTCCAGCTTTTGCTGAAGCTCAGAACCCTGGGCTTCAAAACTCTTTGCGACTGCTTCAATTTTTTCCTGAACAGAGGCTTCAACTTCTTCTTTAATTGAAGTAGCGAAACTTGCCAGTTTTTCATCAACAACAGCACTTAGAGCATCCTTAAGAACATTAATGTCCATTTCTTCCTCCTGTGTGTTTTCACTTACTTCAACGGAAGTTGAAGCTGTTTCTACGACATCTTGGAACAGCCAACCAACAAACTTCTTCAAAAGATTCAGTTTACCAGCTTGTTGTTCATTCATGTCAGAGATCTTATCATAAGTATCATTTAATTGCAATTCAGACTCTTGCTTAATAAGAGTTTCCTCATCTTGATCTATTTTATTAATTGTATCAAATTCTTCAACATTTTGCACTGTATTATATGATTTTGTTGAATTTGCAAATACCTGATTAATTAAATTCATAATGTTTCCAGCATTTTGTGTATCAATTTCATCAGTATCTTCAATAAGAGATGGAATTTCTACACCTGATGCTCTCAAAGAAGCTGTCAATTGCCAGTCCCATGTTTGATGCATATCAATTCTTTCTGCAATAAAATTAGCAACGCCTTGTTCATTTTCCGAGTTTGCTACATTAAATGCGGCTTTAAGCATTGTAACCAAACCATGATTTTTTACATAAAGATCAATAGCAAGTTCTCTAGAATCAGAAGTTGCTGAGTCATCTTCAATACTGGACATGTCATCTGATTCATCTAGCGATGGCGGGAATGCCCCCATCTTTCTAATAAGCTCAGCCATTGGGTCAATTGATCCATAGGCATCCTCATAAATTTTTGCAAACAACTCATGATATTCTGTAAAGTCAACACCCTCAACATTCCAGTGCGCTCTATGGGCTGCAAAATAAAACACGACTGTGTTTGCCAACAACTCCTGGAGGGTTGGAACTAGACCTGTTGCTTTAATAACCAGTTCTTGATCTTCCACATTATTCTCCTTTTTAGCAGTATTGTTTGGTACACAGTTTGGAACCATGTTTCCATTCTTACCCTTCTTTTCACCTTCTTGGTGATATCCTTCCCAACAAGGACTTCCTTCTTTTTTAATCTTTTTCTTTGATCTAAATTTTGGTGATCCAGATGGAAAAGGAGGAACGGTTGGTGATGTAATACCATTTCTTGCTGGATTTTTAGACTCTGCATTTTCTGTCGTTACAGACGCATCTTTTTCAACATCCTCGCAAGAATCGCAACCACAGTCACAACCCTGATCCTTCATTAATTCCAAAACAATATTCAACAAATCCTCGTCAAAATCATTTTCTAAGAAACCTTTTTTCTTTGAGTTTGCATAGCGTTCAAGCAATCTACGACCTTTTGCAGCGAGCCTTGCTGCATCAGCCCTGTTCTGAGGAACAGGCTCACCCCACGCTGCTGCTGAAAGCGCAAGCCTTGTTGGTTCACCATTTGGTTTTTTCATTGGTCCAGATGGATTTGTAAAAAATCTTGTAAGAAACGAGCCCTTGCGGCGCATTTTCTCGGGGGTATCGGCAGCACCACGAACACCTGGTTTTAAATTTGCGCCTTCTGTTTCCTTAAAATGCCTTCTTCCAGCGGCAGTTAGACCACCTTTTGGGTCTTTGATAGGTTGCTTAGCTTTTGCCAATTGGCAATCAAGGTCGCAATCAAGAGCGTATTTAAGCAGCCCTTCATCATTCATTTTAATAATATCAATAATTGCTAAAGCGTTTGCTGGATTGTCTACAAGGCTGAGTTCTCCAAGCACATATTTCTTAATAATATTTACTGGCTTACCACGAAAAAATTTATCTGCGGATTCTGATTTTTCAATCACTTTGCCGCCAATTGAAAACGAACGAAGAGTTCCATCAAGAACTTTTTGCCAAGTATCTTCAGCACCTTTTGAAATATAAGCCTCTACTTTAACAGCATTATATGATGTTCCATCGGCTCCAGTAATAACAACTGGTTCGTAACTAACAGCCTTACCTACAGCAATGGGGGCGTGCATTTCTCTAATGTTTCCACCCCAGTTTGCAAAAGCATCCTTGGATGCCTCAAAGTCAACAATATCACCAGCTTTATCAATATTGTCTGCAGTGGCAATACCTACCACAATTCGTTGTTCCCTCTTAATCATATCAATTGGGAATGAAATATTAAAATCCGACATTTAGCCCTCGTAATTTACAAGCATATATCATATTGACAATTATTGCAAATTATCCTAATCCTTTAGATCAGCCTACTGCGAAAACTGCTACAGCCGAAGAAGCTGTAACTACTTCAATAGTTGTATAATCACCATCAATTTCTACATAATCTATAGACTCTGCTGGGATAAGAACTGTATATTTGCCGTTAAGTTTAATATCAACATCAGAAGCGCCTTTATTGTAAACATATATTTCACTCGTATGTTGACCAATATTTGCAGCACCATCAGCTGTAACTAAATTTTTATTTGAATACACCAAACTATTTCCACTCATTTTATTCTCCTTGATTAAACTTACTGGTTGAATCGTTGTTCACTCCAGAATCTTGATTTTGACCACGCTCTGCTTGAGCTCCATCCGCTACAGGGTTGCTTGTTGCTCCGTCACCAGTTGATGACTTTGGTGGTTCTGAGGCAGAATTGTTATCATTTCCAAAAGGAGCTCCAGGACCACTATTACCTGCGGCGTTTTCTTCTTTCTTGACATTTGTTGGGAAAGGAAGAACACCATCTCCATCAAATCTTTCCGCAAGACCAATCTGAGTTCTAACTTCATTTGGAGTAATAACTTCTGTTCTGAGATATCTATCATTAATTCTTGATTGAATGTCTTCATCAACCAAGTCAATCTTCTTAAGTTGAATTTGCATTAAATCAGTAAACTCAGAAACAATCCTATTCAGCTTCTTTTCAATAATTGCTTGATCTGGTCCAATAACTTGCATCTTGAAACTCTTATCTGCATCTCTTGATACAGCCAGGTTTGCATTGTCATAAACTCCAACCTTTGGGGCAGGGACTCTGTTTGCTACAAGAATCTCATCTCTGTTTGATTTACGATATTTATCAAACGATGAATCCTGAATTCCAGCCTCAAGTTTTTCAAACTTAATATCTGTGTCTGAGCCAAGACTGGCGGGCAGCGGGATTACCAATGTTCCATGATTACGACCTTTAACTTCATTTCTAAAGTAGTTAATCAATTCTTGTTTTGACTTATTGCTAAGTTTTGCACCCTTAAGAATGATTGCATAACGGGGAATTGCTTTGTTTTCAAAATAATCAATGTTATATTCTTTTGCAAATTTATCACCAATGATCGCTGTTGCGGCGGACACTGCGGAAGGAATTCCATAGTATGTATTGTTTGGTGAATAAATTTTAAAGTGAATTAATTCGTTAGGCTTTGGATCGTTATTAATTGGGTCTGGAGTTTCTTTATCTTGAAACTGTCTAAAGAACACCGCTTGAATTTTATTTGTCTTTGCAATCTGCACATAACCGTCACGCTTTCTGCGAACACGAACTAGCGTTGCAGGGACATGCCCAATGTAACCAATCTTGCCAGCATTGTTTCTACCAATTTCAAGATATCCGTTTCCTACAGTTAAAACATCTTGCCAAACACGAACCATTGTTTCAATCAATGTTTCTTCAATGTTTAAACTTTCAAATGTTTCATCAAGGTTTTCTTTTAGATCTTGATATTGCTGGCGAAGCCTAAGCAATTTATCCTCGCCGCCCTGAGCTTTTTCAATTCTTCTTTTAGCTTTTAATGTTTCTTGAAATTCATAGCCAAGACCAACCGTGTTCATCACTCTTGCGTTGATGGCTGCGTAATGAATTGCGCTTTGATCGTAAAGACCAGCAAGCGTGTCTAAATCATATGGCGGGTTTACAATGTCGTAAAGAGAATAACCACTGACTCTTTCTGGGTCAATGTACTTAGACTGAGTACCATCTTCTCCCTCGTGTTTTTTTTGCAAACGCAAAGCTTTGCGTTTCATTTTTGGCGAAAGGCTATCAATTTTTACAATGTCAAATGGGTCAAATGTTTCAACTTTGCTTGTAAATCCCATATATGAGATGTCATCAATTTCTTGATCAATAATAATCGTTTCTTCAACTAGCTCCATTTTATTTTCCATTAACACTCCTGTTTGAGAAATGACTG